ATGACCAATATCGTCAACTATATCTTCACTCATCTTTTCGGGACCAAGGCCGGAAACGCGCTTCAGGACGAGGTGGCGAGCGTGCTCAAAGGCTATCTCTCGGATGCGATTAGCGCAAGCTCCGCGTATAGCCAAAGCGCGGCGATTGCGTACGTCAACTCGAAAATCGACGACATCGTGGACAGCGTCGCGGCTAAGATCAGCCTGCCGAGCTGGCTGAAGCCTATTCTTAAGGAGCTTGCCGAAAGCCTCGCGGATAGCCTCGTTTCTCAGCTCTATTCTACGATCCTTTCCGAAACGACTTCCAATTTGGCCGCGAGCGTATCGGCGAGCACGGATGCTTCCTCATATACAGCCTCGACAACGACCGATTCTTTGTCGGTGGCGAGTTCATCCACCGATTCGGCGAGTGCGGATACTTCGTCCACTCTCGCCGCTGCTGCGTGACTGAATATCGACGCGGCGCTTCTTTCGGTTCGGATTGCGGCGGCGTTTGGGCTGGGGGTGGCTTTGACGCTGCCGCATTCGAGAGTCGCAAGCGCGGTCGCTGGCGGATGCGGGGCGGTCGTGGTGTTTTTGGACAACTCCGCCGCCTCGTTTCTTAAGCGTTTGAAAGAGAAAGAAGATGAAACAGACAGTCGTTGATACATCGATTCACTCGGGCATGATGGACGTTCTCGGTAGGCTATCCGCGCGAAAGCCCGTCGCGCTGCCGGAGCTTCTCGCGTTCCTCCCGCCGGATGCGCTTTCGGATTCCGACAAAGCCGAAGCGCTCGCAGCGTCCCTTGAAATTGACTATGCGGCGGGGACTTTTGCAATTTGCTTGCCGGGCGATAACGATATCGATTTCAAACTCGGCGGCGGAGATTTGCACCTTCACTCGATTCAGGGAAGCGAAACGCAGGAAGCCGGGGCGCCTGACGGCTATACGTTCAATTTTCCCGATGGCTCCGATTCTCCGCGAGGTCGTTTCGCCTTTTGGGGAGTGCGCCTCAAGTCGATCTCTCTCGACCAGGCTAAGCCTGGATCTGTTGCGCGCATCGGGCAGTTTGCTTAATGCAATGCGTATGTCAACCCGCGTACGGCGTGAGTAAATGGCGATAGAGAGGAGTGTAAGAATGAGCAGGCTTATTGCTTTGGAAGTGGATCCGCGTTACCACGCGCTGCCGATAGATCTGGCGAAGGTGGATGAATATCTTTTGGAATCCGAGCGGCTTCAGATTGCTTATCACATGAAAAAGGGCGATGACGATCCGGTAACGGGGAAAGCGCCGGAGGGACATCTCGCGGATTTTCCGCCAGCGTATCGTTATTCGGACTGCTCGAACTTCGTCCGCTGCCTTATCGCCTATGCAACGGCTGGCCTTGCGGATGGCTCGATTGTCATTCCGGATGGCTCAGTGAACCAGCATGATTTTTTCGTAAATAACAACTTCAAGCCCACCGAGTATGAAAACTGCGCGCTTATCGACGAGCATCTGCGGATCGCGTTTCTCTCGCCAAGCGATACGGCTGAGCGGGTGGGGCATGTTTGGCTCGCGCGAAACGCTAAAACGCTGGAATGCTATGGCGGCCACGGTCCGGGAGCGCGGACTTGGAATACACCTATCCTTATGCACTGCCATGCGTGTTTTGTGGTGAGGTAAAGGACGCAGGAAAATGTCCAGCACCTATTATCTCGCTTGCAATGTTGGTCTCTATGTCAAAACCGGCGCGAGTGCTAGTTATGAGGCCAGCGGCTGCACTCAGCTTGCCGTCTCGGGCCAGACGATCTATCTGCTGACATCGAGCGGAATTCTGGTTTCATCGGACGGCGGAACCACGTTTGCATCGAAGACCACGTCAAACGGCCTCGGAAGCAACACCTGCTACTCGCTTGCCGTTTCGGATGCAGGGCTTTTTGTCGCAACGGCGAGCGGTTTAAGCATTTCCACCAATGGCGGAAGCAGTTTTACGAATAAAAACAACTCGAACGGCCTTGCAAGCCCGTTATGTTACAGCGTTTTTGCGCTCGGATCGAATGTCTATGTTGCGACGTACGCAGGACTCTCGGTCTCAACTGACGGCGGAGCGACCTTTGCAAAGAAGAATGCGATCGTCGGAAAGGCGGTTGCGCGGGGGATCGTTGCCACCAGCTCGAAGATCTATATTCTCACTGCGAGCGGGCTTGCGATCTCATCCGACGGAGGAGCGACGTTCACGACGAAAACAACATCGGATGGCCTCGGAAGCAACACCTGTTATTGCCTTTATGTCGATGGTTCAAATGTGTATGTCGGCACATCGGCCGGCCTTTCAATTTCAAATGACGGTGGCGCAACGTTTACAAATAAAACGACTGCAAACGGCCTTGGAGCTAGCTCTATTATGGGAGTCTTTGCGGATGGAGAAAAAGTTTATGCCGGATATATCGGCGGATATTCAAGCTCAAGCGACGGCGGGCAAACCTTTACGAGCACGACTTTGACCTATGCGTTTGCGGGAACGACTGTGATTGTGAGAGACATTGACGTCATTTCAGATGGCTCGTCCTCATCGATGCGAAAGCCTTCGTCTTTGCTTGATGGCGGCTTCAATCTTTCGCTAAGCGGAGGGTTTTAGATGCGGAGAATCAAGCGCGGAAAAACAAGCGTCATTCTGGAATTTGTGATCGATGACACCTCCAGCAGCACCGGCGGCAAATTAACTGGCGTTTTGTATTCGGCGATCACGGCGTATTATATCCGCTCGGTTGACTCGGCTCCGGTTGCGATACCACTTGTTGCAGGGACAATTGGAACTTATGCAAGCGGAGGTTTCAAGGAAGTTTCATCGAGCCTTATGCCAGGATTGTATCAGCTTTGCGTTCCGGACGCGGCTTTCGCTAGCGGCGAGTGGGTTTCGATTTGCATCAAGGGCGCGACGAACATGGCGCCGATTTATGAAGAGATTCAGCTAGTCGCGGTTGACGATCAGGATTCGGCGGCGTTTGGATTGAGCGATTTCGGGAGCATCCTAACAAACCTCTCCGCGATAGAAGCGAGAACATCGCTCATCCCGGACTCGCCCGCATCGATTGGTTCTCAAATGGCTCTGGACATGACTCAAATCGTGCCCACTGAAAACGACGCAAACACGCTCGGAAACTCGCTGGCGCACTTCGGCAATGTGGCGAAGATTGGCGACGAAATGACTCTCACCGAGGAAGCCTACGACCGGATCACGGGCGGCGTTTTGGATGCGAAAATCGCAAGTCATGAGCAGGAAGGATCAGTCGGTGAGGCGATCATTCAGCCTGCCGCCGCTACCGTGGACTCAAGCGCGATTGCCGAATCCGTTTGGAGCTATTCCGCGCGCTCGCTTACGACATTCGGCGCCCTCGCGGCGGAGATGTGGGCGGTTGCGCTCGAAACGGTGAAGTCCGCGTCCGGCTCGATTGGAAAGTACATTTTAGATCGTCTTTCGCAGGCAAACGCGGATACAAGCTCTACTGGTTCGGAGCCGGTTCCCACATCCGGCGGCGAGATCGTGGCGGGAATCGACCTCGTAACAGCGCAAAAGATGCTGAATGCCTGGAAGGAAGCGGAGCTTGCTGTTGCGGTCGCCGGGCAAAGCTATCAGCTCGATATTGGCGGGAACAAGCGCGTGATGACCAGAGCAAATCTGGCGGAAATCCAGGCGCAAATCAAATACTGGCGTCGCCAGGTTGCCGATCTTTCGGGCAAACGCCGGATTGGATATGTGGAGTAGGCATGACGAAGATAAACTGGAGGGCGCGGGAGCAAATGCAATGCAGGAGATCGGCGTTTTGCGCTCGCGAAATAAAGCCGCAATGCGGATGAACATTATCGATAAAGCGATTAGCTATATCAATCCAAAAGCGGGATTTGAGCGGGCGCGCTACCGGGCGTCGTTGTCATTTTTTGAGACGGCGTATCAGGGCGCATCGCTGACCGATCGAAAGGTGCGGGGATATTTTCCGTTCTTCTCGCGCAATCCGGACGAAGAAGTTTTGCGGGAGCGTCCGGCTCTTGTGGCTCGTTGCCGCGATGAATATCGAAACAACCCCATCGCCCGCGCGGCGGTCAATACGCCGGTGATTTCGGTGATCGGAACGGGTCTTGCGATGCAGTGCCGGATCGACCGGGAGTTTTTGGAACTGAGCGATACGGAGGCGAGCCAGTGGGAATCGAATGCGGAGCGGCTTTTCGCCTCGTGGGCGTCTCACGTGGATGCGGACGCCGCGCGAAAAGAGACTTTTTACGGTTTGCAGCAGCTCATGTATCGCTCGTATCGACTCTCCGGCGAAGCGTTCGCGCTGCTGCCGATCATTCCGCGAGCCGGGACAATTTCAGATTTGCGGGTGCAGGTGGTCGAGGCGGATTTGGTCTCGACTCCCACCGATCAAGTGGATTTCGGGGACCTCCATTCGGGGATCGAGACCGGAAATTACGCGGAGCCAATCGCCTATTATGTCGAGACGACACCTCCGCAGCCCTATACGGCGGCGCCGAGGACTTGGGCGCGCATTCCGGCTTTTGGGGAGAAAACGGGGCGCTGCAATGTCGTTCATCTGTTCTCGCAGGACCGTCCGGGGCAAAGGCGAGGCGTGCCAAGTCTCACGCCGATTATCGGCTGTCTTAAAAAGCTGGGCGATTACACCGACAACGAGCTGCTCGCTACCGTGGTCAGCAGCATGTTTACGGTTTTTATCAAGAGCGACACGTCGAAACTTGCGGGCGAGATTACGCAGGGGGCGGTTGAGCCGTCGATGAAGCCAAGTTCGAAAGAGCCGCCGCCTGTTCGAATGGGACCGGGCGCGATTGTGGATTTGGCTCCCGACGAAGATGTCGCATTCGCCAATCCTGGCCGACCGAGCGCGCAGTTCGATCCGTTCGTTCAGGCGATTTTGCGGCAGGTGGGAATGGCGCTCAATATTCCGTACGAGGTGCTGGTCAAGCACTTTTCGGCCAGCTACTCCGCCAGCCGCGCGGCTCTTATGCAGGCGTGGGAGTTTTACAAAAACGAGCGCGAGATGTTTATCGCCAAATTCTGCCAGCCGGTCTATGAGGAATGGCTCTGGGATATGGCGCTCGCCGGGAAGATCGATGCGCCGGGCTTTTTCGATTCCGTCGAGATTCGCCGGGCGTATTGCGAGGCGCGCTGGCATGGTCCGGTTCCGCTTCAGATCGATCCGCAAAAGGAGGCGGGCGCGGCGCAGCAGAGACTGAACGCCAACCTTTCGACTGTCGCGGAAGAAACGGCGATGCTGACCGGCAACGATTACGAAGCCAATTTCTATCAGCGCGCGAAGGAAATCAAGCTCGCCGAAACGCTGGGGCTGAACGTAAATGTCGTCGCCGACGAGAAAATCACCGACGCAGTAAGTGGTCCTCCGAAGGGCGAAAACGAAGGCGAAATGGAAGACGAATCTTCGGGAGACGATGAAAGCGCGGGACGTGGAGAGAATAAAAATGCTGGAGAGTGAGCCATTTGTTTTTCATATTCCCATCGGCGAGCCGCTCGCGATTCGGCCTGAATATCTGGAATGGCTCGCGCAGTATGACGGCCAGCGATTATCCGATATCCGCTCGGCGATTTCGCGTGAGCGCTCCGCCAGCGGCGCGGCGGTCGCGTCATCCGAGACAGCAATCATTCCGATCATCGGGGCGATCACTCGATATGACACGATTTGTAGCCGTGTTTTTGGCGGCGTGAGCGTCGAGGAAATCTCGGCCAATCTCGCAGCCGCGATGTCCAGCTCGTCGGTGAAATCGATCTTGCTCGAAGTCGACAGTCCAGGTGGCCAGGTCGCTGGGATTGCGGATCTCGCGGATGAGATTCGAAGCGCTTCTCAGGTCAAACCGGTGGTGGCGTTCGTCAGCGACACGTCAGCGAGCGCAGCGTACTGGCTAACGGCGGCATCGTCAAATATCGTTCTGAGCCAGTCCGCATTTGTCGGAAGCATCGGCGTGGTCGCAAGCTTTATTGACTCGTCGAAGGCGGATTCTACGCGGGGCGTGAGCCGAATTGAGATTGTGTCGTCCAACGCTCCGCGCAAGCGGCCGGATTTATCCAGCGACGATGGGCTAAGTCAAATTCGAGAACAAGTCGACGCCTTGGAAGCTATTTTTATCAAGACGATCGCAAACTTTCGGGGGACAACAATAGAAAATGTCGTCTCGAATTTCGGTCAAGGGGATATCGTGATTGCGCCGGATGCGGTCCGGCGGGGCATGGCCGACTCGGTCGGCGCGATTTCCGATGCGGCGGAGAGAGCGGGCGAGCTCGCAAGGCAAATGACGCCTAAGTTCTCGGTGAATTTTGCGGACAAAATAGCTTTAATAACTAATAAAACGATAACGGCGGGAGGAGAGAAAATGGACGAAGAGACAATTTCGGCCGATCAGGCGAAGGAGCTCGAACAAAAAGCGAGAGCGGATGGCGCGGACGAAGGCGCATCAGGCGAACGCGCGAGGATCAAGGCAATTTACGATCTCGTGCGCGGCGAGCATATGGCGATTGCGGGGGATGCAATCAAGGCGGCGCTCTTTGACGGCAAATCGACTGCGGGGGATGTCGCATCTCTCATTCTCGCGGCCGAAAACGCCAAGCGCGAAGTGATGAAAGCGGCAAGAGCCAAGGATGCGGCCGCAATCCCGCCTATCGCAAGCGCCGATACGGCGCCCAATGACGCGGAGAAGCAGGCGTTCCTTGCGGAGTGCAAAAAGCAAGATCCGCGCCGCGCTTCTGGTGGAGGAATGCGAAAATGAGCGAAACCTACACGCCCAAAGCATTCATTGTCGGCGACTTTCCCGTATTCCGCGAGAACGTCACGATTCTCTCGGGCCAGTCGCTTTTACAAGGCGCAGTGCTCGGGAAAATCACGATCGGAACTATGACCGGAAGCGCGAAAGCTGGCAACACGGGAATCGGCGCGTTTTCCGCCATAACGGCCGGATCGAAAACGAAGGTCGGGGTCTACGCTCTTGTATGCATAAGCGCAGGCGCGGCGGGAATTTTCAAGGTCCTTGATCCAGATGGCTTTCGCCTGGACGACCTGACCGCCGGAAGCGCCTATGCGGGCGAGCTGCTGAACTTTACGCTCACGAATTCGGGAACCGCGTTTGTTCTTGGCGATACGTTTTCTATCATAGTCGCTGATGGCAGCGGATCATACAAACTCGTAAACTCCGCAAATGTTGACGGCAGTCAAAATCCGGTCGCCGTTCTCGCCGAGGATGTGGATGCGTCCTCCGCCGACATGATCGGGACGATCTATGACACCGGTGAGTTCTCGAAGCGCTTTGTTTCATTTGGAGGAACCGACACTGTCGCAACGCATCTTGAAGCGCTCAAAGCTCGCTGCATCTTTGTGCGAGAAGTAAGCCCAGGCTAGGCAGGCTAAGCCTGCTTTATTTCGCGCATCAATCATATGGCAAAAAGCGATTGGTTCATTTCCCGCGTACGTCGCTTTCCTAGGGAGATGCGCTTTTAGAAAGGAATAAAAAAACATGGCGATTGATATGTTTGAAACCCGTACGATGCTTTCGGTTCTTGAGCAGCTTTACCCTGCCCGAACCTTCCTGCGGGACACGTTCTTTAGAAATGTTCGCACCTTTGATACGAATAAAGTCGATATCGATATCGTCCAGGGCAAACGCCGCATTGGCGCGTACGTTGGCCCCAAGGGCGAGTCGCATATCAGCGACCGAAACGGCTTCACTGTTCTGACTTATGAGCCGGTCGACGTCTCAGAAAAGCGGCCGATTAAGCCGGAGGATTTGCGCGTTCGTCTCCCAGGCGAAGTGATCTATTCGAACAGCGAAACGCCGATGACGCGCCAGGCTCGCCTTATCTCAGAAGACCTTTCGGAGCTTGACGACATGATCACGCGCCGCGAGGAGCAGCAGGCGTCATCCGCACTTTTTAACGGTTCGATCACGTTTAGAAACTCGAACGAAAAAGTGACGTTCCCGATTCGCGATTCTCACAAAATCACGAGCATGACGAACTACTGGGATCAGGACGGAGGAACGCCGATCGACGACTTGCGCGACTGGCGGCAGCTCATCGCGCAGCATTCTGGGCTCAGCGCGGATATCGTGATCGGAGGTTCTGCTGCAATTCGCGCGATGATTAACAACCCGCAAATCGATTCGGAGAAAGGCGGCGCGCTTTCGGATGTGAAGATCATTCGCGGCGAAATCACGCCTCAAAACTTGCCGGGCGGCGTCACCTACTGGGGCCTCATGCCGGAAGTTGGCGCGGATATCTACTCATACGACGAGTGGTACTACGACGAAGACTCTGAAACCGAAGTGCCGATGGTCCCGGTTAACAAGATCCTCATCGGCTGCACGCAGGCGAGAATGGACCGGCTTTACGGCCTCGTCGACAGCGTCGAAATCGCCGGAGCCGTCGCGCGCTTCCCGGATTCCTGGGTGGAGCATGAGCCGTCGGTTCGCTATCTCAAGCTCTCGTCGAAGCCGCTGCTCGTGCCGCATCAGGTCGATTCCTTTATTACTGCGACTGTAATAAAGCCGTCGTAGGAAGAGCCCGGATTTGCTCCATGGCCGCATGGCCATCAAAAAATATAACAGCGGGAACCACGGCCTTTAGGCCGTGGAGGAAGCGCTCTTGGGGCCCCCCTAATAAGACGCGGCCGCGGGGGCGTCCAAGACTGATTATTTAGCAATACAACTAACTTAGCTGCACGTGTTATACTTTTGTAATGAAAAGCGGTTCAAGCCATACGCAATATTGGACGGGTGGGCATACCACATCACGTCTGCGATACCATATTGTTTTTACGCCAAAATACCGGCGTCGAGTACTGGAAGGCGGACTGGCAAAACGGTTAGACGAATTGCTTCATCAGGCTTGCGAGGTACACCGTTGGCTAATTCTTGAACTAAGCATTCAGCCTGATCATGTTCACTTAATGATACAAGTATGGCCAAAAGAAAGCGTATCTGATGTTGTTCAGATATTAAAAGGCGGCAGCAGCCGCGTTATCCGAAAAGAATATCCAGAACTCGAAGAGTTCATTTGGAGCGCCAGCCTCTGGGCTGACGGCTACTTTGCCGAAACTGTTGGCCATGTTGATGAAACTGTTGTTCGTCGCTATATCCGAAACCAATAAAGCGTGATGTGTTCGTCAGGTTGCGCTTCATAGAAGCGCGGAAAGCAACGGCCTTTAGGCCGTTGTTGTTTACTTTTCTTACCATGGTTTATCAAACCCGAATGCTGGACGCATTCGAACTCGATAAACCATGGAATGGCGATATTTACACTTACAAAAACGGCCCTGCGGCCGAGGAGGTCGCAAGCGACTTTTATTTAGCCGCCTATATCACGAAGTCCGATCCTTACAATGCAAGTGTCGGCTTAGAAGCAATCTGGGACATGTCGTTAAAAAGAAGTGAAATCATGAAAGTTGTCTTGACGAATTTGCCGGGCGAGAGCCATTGGCATAACGGACAAGCGCACTGCGCAGGAGCGGTGCTCGACTTGCCGAAAGACGTTGCGGAGCGGATGATTGGCGGTGGGCTGGCTGTCAAGCTCGGCGCGGAAACGAAAGGCAACTCGCCGAAGAAAGACGCGGAACCTGTCGATGCTGAGGTAACTCTCCCGCCGATGCCGGAAGTGAGCGAATGAGCTTTTTGGACTACGCAAACCGGGACCTGGCGGCGATTGTCGGAGGCGACTTTTCGGAAAACCTGATGATTACGAACGGCTCTGTGTCGTTAGGAACGCGCGGGCTTTTCGATGAAAGCTACAAATACGTTTCCGCTGAAACTCACACCGAGGTTTTGAGCGAAGATTCACGCGTTACTCTGTGCGATTCAGGTCTCGCGGTCAATATTCGTAGCCGCTCGGTTATCGTAAGCGTTCGCGGGATTGATTATGCAGTAACCGAGTGGATAGACAACGGCGACGGCAGCGTCACGCTGTATTTGGAGCGCAAATCATGAACCGAAGGCAGGAAATTAAGAGCGCGATTGTTGCGTCTTTGAGCGGACAAACAATCGCCGGAACCCGCGTTCATGACAGCCACATCGCGATCCTCGCGGACGGCGAAGACGAGCCGAAGCGCCCTTACGCCTGCGTCTTTTTCGAAGAGGAATCCGTTGAGGTTTGCGATACCGAGTACGAAAAGCGAGTCGCAAAATTGGTTGTCGAATGCGTCGCAGATTCTGCGGTCGATATGGAGATGCTTGCGGCGCAAGTTGAGAACATCATTCACCAGGCCGTCTATTGGAGAGACGCAAAAATCGAGCTCAAAAGCGGAACCCTGGCCACGCCCGATGCGGAATCTCACTCGGCGCTTGTCGGTTGGATTTTGCGTTACGACTGCTCGTATCTGGCGTCGTCGGTCGCAGACGATGCGGACCTCGCCGCATTCAAAACCGCGCATGTAAAGTACGGATCGGACGGCATTTCGGCCGATGTTGTGACGCTAAGGCAGTAGAAAAGGTCAGAGAGAGCTGAAGCGCTGTTCGCGTGTCGAAAGAGCCATGCAACGAAGGCGCCGATCGATGCGCGTAAAAGGACCAGGCTTAGCCTGGAGGAGATTTATATGCTTATTACGATCAAGCCTGCGAAAACAGGCGGCATTCTTCGCGATCCTGCGGACGGTTATTCGCTCGTGCCAAGCGCTGGAAAACAAGTCAAGAGCAATGTCTACTGGCGGCGGCGAATTGCGGATGGCGACGCGGTTCTTGTGACCGAAACTACTTCAACCGCAGGCGCTTCGGCATCGACGACAAGTGAAGCAACGACAGCTTCGAGCGCAACCACTGCGGCAACCACTGCGACCACGAGTTCGAGCACGGAAACTGCCGCGTCGTAAGGAGAGAGAAACCTATGTCCATGAGTTTCAATGAAGTTCCGGACGGGCGCGTCCCGTTCACCTATATCGAGTTCGACAACACGGGCGCGCAGGTCGGCGAATCGGTCAAAACATACAAGGCCCTGATCCTTGGGCAGAAATCCTCATCGTCGACCATCTCGGCAAACGCAATTACTCAAATTTACAGCGCCGACGATGCGCGGGCGAAGTTCGGGGCCGGTTCACTTTTGCATGAACTGTTCAAGAAGTGGTTCAAAAACAATACGTACACGGACGTTTACGCGGGAGTTCTTGCGGATGATCCTTCGGCGGTGGCTGCCGTCAAAACGCTGACGCTGACCGGAACCGCAACTGCGGACGGAACTTTCGCGCTGTATGTGGCTGGACGCCTCATCTCTGTTGGCGTATCATCCGGTGAGACTGCGGCGACTCTTGCGGCGGCGATTTTAACGAAGTTCACATCGCTCAATACCACCAATCCGTTTCCGTGTTCGTGCAGCGTTTCGAGCGCCGTTGTCACGTTCACTGCGAACTGGAAAGGCGCGACGGGAAATCAGATCGATATCCGCATGAACGCGGAGGACGGCGACGCCACGCCTGCCGGAATCACTGCGACTGTCGCGGCGGCAACGTCCGGCGCGGTCAACCCGGATCTAACTGCGCTTATCTCCGCGATGGCCGGGACGCAGTATGACTTCATCGTGAGTCCTTATACAGACAGCACATCGATTTCGGCTTTACAGGACGAACTGGAGGACCGCTGGAGTGCGAGCCGTCAGCAGGAAGGCACTCTCTTCATGGCGTATAACGATACGCTTTCAAATCTTGCGACCTGGGGCAACGCGAAGAACTCGCAGCTGCTTTGCACGATCGGCGAATACGACAGTCCGTCTCCCGAATACGAGTGGGCGGCGGCTTTTGCGGCGACTGTGGCAAAGTATGGATCGATCGATCCCGCGAGGCCGTTCAAAACGCTGAAGCTAACCGGCATTGTCGCGCCTTCTTCCGAAAAGCAGTTCACGACCACCGAGCAAAACTCGCTGCTCTACGATGGAATTTCAAGCTGGACAGTCGACACATCGGGTTATGTTTGCCTTGGCCGCGTCATTACAATGTATCAAACAAACTCCGATGGCGCAGTCGATACCAGCTATCTCGACCTCAACACGGTTTTGACGCTTGCCTATATTCGCTACGATACGCGGGTCTTTATCGCAAGCAAATACCCGCGCCACAAACTCGCGGATGACGGGACCAAGTACGCCAGCGGCCAAGCGATCGTGACGCCTTCGATCATGAAATCCGAGCTAATCAGCCGGGCGCGGCTTTGGGAAGAGAACGGCCTCGTCGAGAATGTCGACACGTTCAAATCCGGTCTCGTGGTCGAGCGAAACGCGGACGATGTCAACCGCCTCGATATCCAAATGACTCCAGATCTCATCAACCAATTCCTGATCGCAGGAATTCAAATCAAATTCATTCTGTAGCGATGTATTCAGAGCGGGAGCGAAGCGACAAAAAAGGCCATAGCGGCCTGAGCGCTCCGGACTCTTTCGCCAAAGGCGAACAATAAATCGCTTAACAAAACAGAAAGGGCAAAAACAATGGAGCGTATTGGCGGGATTATCCGCCTCACAATCGACGGGACGCAATACCGGGCGAAGGGCAACTTCACCTACAATCTCGGCGCGAACAAGCGCGAGGCGGTCATCGGCGCCGACGGCGTTCATGGCTACAAGGAAACGCCGCAGGCTCCGTTTATCGAAGGAGCGATTTCCGACAGCTCGTCGCTGGATGTCGCCTCGCTCTTGGATCTGACGGATTCGACCGTTATTCTCGAAGTGGCAAACGGAAAATCCATCGTTCTTCGCGACGCCTACTATGCGGGCGACGGAGAAGTCTCCGCCGAAGAGGGCGAAATCAAAGTGAAATTCGAAGGCGTCGGCGCTGAGGAGATAAGCTAGGAGGGGGCGGATTCCAGATGCCCTCTCAGCGGCCGGGCGGGCCGTTTTTATTACTTGCGGCAATCAAGCCCGAACGCTCGGAAGCGTTCGAACTCGATTGCCGCAAGGGTAACCGTTATTGTTGTATGCAAGGAGCTTAGTTATGGAGAAAGTTACGGGGCAGCTTACAAATAAAGAAACTGTCGTTGAGCTTTGGGGCGAGGAGTTCGAAAGGCTCTCTGAAAATCCGCGCGTGGTGTTTTTAGAGAACGAAATCCGGGTTCGCCTTAAAGCGGAGGTGAAGCTCGCTTCGGGAGAAACGACGAAGGTTTTGACGCTTCGCGAGCCGACCGTTGGCGACCTGAAAGCGACCGATGCGGTAAAGGGCGATGTCACGAAATCCGCCGCGCTTCTCGCGTCCTGCGCGGATCTGCCGGACGCTGTGGTCAGCAAAATGCCGGGTTCGGATTTCGTTTTGGTGAACAAGGTGATCGGCGCTTTTTTGTCCGATGGCCCCGAAACTGGCGAGAGTTAATCGGAGATGTCGCCTTCTGCTTTAAGTTCGCGCCGTCTGAAATCTACTTGATGACGCTGGGAGAACTTATGATGTGGCATGCGCAGGCAAGCCGCTTCGAGCGAAGGATGATGAGCGGAGCATTCTAAAAATGGCGTTAAAACAATTCGCGATTTCGATGGTTCTTTCGGCGGTGGACAGGGTGACTGCGCCGATCAACGGGATCGTCAAAAATGTGCAGGGGGCTTCCGCCCGAATGACGCGGGCCATCGAAAACGCGAGCGTCAAAATCGGCAGGCAGCGGATGGGCGAAGGCGAACACGGCGGAATGTTCGGCGAGATGTTCAAAGCCGAAGTCGCG